TCCAGAACAATGCGTCATACATAATGCTGTTCTATCTCTTTTAAAACCTAAGTCTATATGAATAAATCTTTGATGACCATCAGTATTATTAAACCACGGCTTATATCTACCTTCTTCATCCATAGGGTCATCTGAATATATAAAAGCTTTTCTTACTAATTCTTCATCTCTAAAGTAAGCATCTTCCATTGTTGGAGGTTCACATTCAAAACGAGATGCTGCTTCAATTGGATTTCTAATATACTCAGATTCTAATTGCTCTCTTTTAATTGTTGGATTAACTTCCCATGTTGCTGCTTTAATTGACCAAGTTTTAGGTTCATTCTTTTCTCTAGAGCTGAAATATCTCTGCTGAATAAAGTCACCTTTATAGCGTGGGAATGACAATAGAATAACCTTACCAATTTCTGGAAACCGTGACATTACGGATAGCTTACTCATGTTATAAATTGCAGATGCTGATCCCTTTGATCTCACTTCACCTTTCAATTCGCTATCTGTTTTAAATGCAGATATCTCATCAAGAATAACTGTCATTACTTCATAACCTTCCCAACCTTCAGATTCAGAGTGACCAGAGAATAATCTTACAGGTCTGGAAAAGAAAAATATTTCTGATACTCTAGGTTCAAACCCCACATTATTAAAATAAGGAGATGATAGCAATAAGTTCTTTAATGGTTCAAAGAACACTCTCTGAGCTTGCTGAGCGTTTACAGCAAGGTTTAGAAGGTCAATATAAACACCGTGAGCTTTACCATAATAGCCAAGAGGATCTCTTAAGCAATGTAATAGATATACGGTATACGCCATAGATATTCTGGCACAATGGTCTTTTCCAGATCCTTTGCCGAGCATACAAATCACTTCATTGTCTGTGTATTTCTTGTAAATCTCTTTTCCCTTTTCTTCGCCATATAATTTTATTAAAGTGTGTTCTTTGAATATCTGTGTGCTATGCTTTACAATCTCCAACTGAATCTCAGATAGAGGGGGGAGACCGAGATAGTGTTTATCTTGAACAAAAGTTTCAATAGAAACAGGTTCTTCCATAAATTCATCTTGGCGCAATAATCTATCAAAATCATTAAATTCAAGATTGATACCTAAGAAATCAGACATGTTTCTATACTACCCTATAGGCGTTTTGAAAAGATCTCAAATTATGAGCCCTATAGGCTTTTTTAAAAGATCTCAAATTATGATCTCTATAGGCGTTTTCAAAAGATCTCAAATTATGAGCCCTGTTCTTCATCTTCTTCTACCGTGAATGCAGTGTTGGTTACAATGTCAGTGTGTTTTCCTGTCATAATCTCAAAAGCAATTTCAAGCTCCTTGCGAACTTCCTCGGCAATAGATGGATGCTTTGAGATAACATCTCTTAATATTTTTGATAAAATTTGATTAACATTCTCAGCCTTCTGCATTCTGGCAATATATTCACCATCTGTTTGATTCCCACCCATAAGCTTATGGAGTTGAGCTTTCTTAGTAGCAAGATCCCCAGCCAGCTTGATTGCCTGAATTCTGGCAGCAACCATGCCGTTATCTGTTGCTATATTAATTGTTTCCCAAGCTTCCTTACTTAATTCATCAAATTCAGTAAGAGCTTTAATTGTATTAAATTGTACTTTTTCAAGAAAAAACGGGTCTTCCTCAATAGTTTGATTTAATATTAACTTATATTCATCAATGTACTCTTTAACATCATTAATCGGCAATGTCATGAGTGAAGATATTTCCCTCATTGAATAACCTTTTACATGCAAAAGACCAACTTGTTCAACATCTCTAATTTTCTCTACTAAACTTTTTTGTTTAACATGTTCAATATTTGACATAATCTATCTACATAGTCCTTTGTTACTTTGTCCCAAGTCATATTCTCATTTATGTACTTAGCACCTTCTAATGTCTTATTTGAGACAGCATCATAGTTTTTAACTACATATAACATTTTATCACACAAATCATCAAAACTTGGCTCTGCCCACTCCCCAGTATCTTTATATACACCATCCATGTTCTTGCTAGACCATTTGTAATCTAAAGGTACAGACATTTCTGCATACTCCTCGCAGGCAGTAGCGTTAGTGCAGATCGTTGGAATACCTTTTGCTATTGCCTGAAATGGTATCAGCCCCCATCCTTCGCCACTTGTTGGGTATAGTAAGCAGTCTGATTCATCGTATAGCGCAGAAAGAAGGCTTTCACTTAATTTCCAATCTATAACTTCAATACGAGGATGCCCGTGAATAGATGACTGATTGCTCGTACCTTTATGAAAGCGAGCGTCTGGAGCCCCGTTAGATTTGTAAATTAGTTTATAATTTTCATCACGACCAAAAAGATGCATGAACGCATCAACAGACATTTGAGAATTCTTCCTCGTTGAAGGAGACCCCATGCTTAAGAATGTAAACGGCTTATGAGGCTTCCTTTTATGAGGGTAGTAAAGATCTGGATTAACACCCAAATTAAAGGCATACACTGGCTTGGTCACACCAGAGTTTATAAATACATTTTTCATAAATTCAGATGTAGTCCAAATCTCATCCATCTTGTTCATTCCATCAACGCTGTCATCGCTTATACGATTGGTTTCCCAATATGTAAAGCCAATTGAATACTCAGAACCAATAACATAATATTCAGGGAGTGTATTGTTAATCACAACGGGATTAGTAAATTTAGTATTCCTTAATGAATACCCAACGCCAGGAATCTCTGGAGCAAGATGCTCAACATATGTCTTGGAAACCAATCCATTTTTGAATAACGCTTCATATATAGGATAGGCAGCATCAGCATACCCAGTGCCCGCCACATGGGAGCCTGCATCATTCCACTCTACTTTACTCATCTACAGAAAAAGCAATTTTCTTTCCTGCACTTTCAGCAGCTGATCTTAATTTAGGCAATGGTAGTCCGTGAACTTTTGTATACTCAACTCTGTAATTATACCAACCTTCAACTGCTCGCCAAATGCTTGCATCGGTAGTATCTGCTAACTCCTGAAGATCCTCTGTTGTCAGAAGGAAGCTGAGAACACCCAAAGGCATATACACAACAACATCATAATTCTCGCCTTTATCTTTTGAATACTTTTCCAATATCTCCTGATAGTGCCGAACCATTCCTTCAACTGGCGTACCAGTAAAGAAATCAACATTACCGTAAATATTTCTCTCCCGAGGGCATACATCATCAACTCCAACGAATGCTCCGTAGCTTCTGCAAACTAGCGGTCTAAAGCCATAAATAGTACAACCGCCTTTATAGAAAGCACACTTACGAGTTGTTTCACCCCCGAATTTAAGATCTTTATCATGCATTGCATCTTTTAAGGAATCAATAACAGACTTAAGCCATTCATCCGCATGCTCCTGACCTTTATCTTCTAAGTACAAATAAAATTGTTGAGTTAAATTGAAAGCAATGTTCGCACATTCTGCCATTGGAATTGTTAATCCAATAGTGCAACAATGACCCGAGCCCAAACACTTATACTTAGTCTTATTCTGATTCGCCTCAATTACCCGAGCTTGATTATATACAATATTCAACTCAGCAAATAAACCTAAATCTCCTGCCGTAATACTTCTTTGCATTATCTACCCATACCTTTCTTTTTCATATCTCGTTGTTTTCTCAATTCACGCTTCCTACGCTCAGCCGCTTGTTGCATAGGAGACTTTGGTTTCTTAGAAGTTACAGCAAGGTTTCTTCCCTTACCTCTAAATTTTAATAAATCATATTTCTTACACCAGTTATACAAACCTTGTGGTGTTATTTCAATGTTGTAAGTTTGTTTTAGTAACTTAACAACATCAGTTAAATTCATTCTCTTCTTGACATAGTGCTCGTACAGCCAAGACTTATCCTTGTACGGCTCAAGAGCCATGAGAAACCGCCATGAGATAATACCAAAGACCAATGCCTACTGCATCAACAATATCATCATCTGCTAAATCTTCATTTGACATATGGAAGTATTCTATCACAATTTGCCGAACACGATCTTTTCTTTCTTTCTTTTTCTTTGCTTCCGTATTCAATTCTATCTTATCATTCTTGGATATATTCTTATACCCAATGCCCCGTTTCCACAAAATTGGGTTAATATCAATTACTTTGAAACAGTAAGTCTGAACAATTCCCCAGGTGTAACCGATTATGTAAGATATAACACGGCTTGTTTGGAAGTTTTGAATGTAAACTGATTGTTCAATTACACAAACAGATGGGTTATGTTCCTTGCATATTTCTTTAATGCCAGAATTAATCTCATTAAATTTAATTGAAATATCATTAGTTTTTGTAAACTTTATTTTACCGCAATCTACTAATTTAAGACCGCTACTAAAATCAATAACTGCCCACCCTAAAGAGTGAGATGAC